ACACGGCTGACGTTTTACGGCGCCTCTTGTTTGATAGAGGCGTGATCGAAGCGCTGGCGCTGAACACGGCTGACGTTTTACGGCGCCTCTTGTTTGATAGAGGCGTGATCGAAGCGCTGGCGCTGAACACGGCTGACGTTTTACGGCGCCTCTTGTTTGATAGAGGCGTGATCGAAGCGCTGGCGCTGAATACACCTTTACACCAGACAACTTACTACATGGAGCATGAGTTCAACGGCGAAATAGAAAAACTGATTGATGATCTTGCTAGAATAAAGACCGCATTGAGAATGCTCAGCGATACGCTCAAGCTCGACGATGCCATCACAGTGAGCCATCTTGTTTATTTGCTTTTCGGGAATTTGATCGCCAAGGTGTACGAAAAAACCGAATACGTTGGTAAACTGCAAGCGGATGAGGGCACGAAGCTAATCGCGGCCTTGCTCTTTGGAGGGCGGAACTAATGGCAACAATCGCAACCAACAAAAAAAATTTGCGGATGGATCAAGGAAAGACGTACATCACGAAATGGCAGGTGAAAGACTGGGGGCTGGCCACTCCCACGGTGGTAAACATTACCGGCGCTACAGCCTGGTTCACGGCAAAATATGACATTGACGACGTGGACGCCTCGGCTGTGTTCAAAAAATCGGTTGGCGTCGGCATCACCTTGACGGACCCAACCGAGGGCAAGCTGACCGTACAAGTAAACCCGGCTGACACGGCGCCTATGACGGGATTCATTTTTGAAGAGCGCAGGTTGTTTTACGATTTGACGTTGAAAACCTACGCTGGTGAGATCTACGCGATATCCCAAGGGGACCTCGTTGTTCGGCAAAACGTCACGCTGACGACGACATAGGGGCAAACATGAGAACACGCATCAAGGTCGCAACGGTTCCGGCGCTTGAACCCGTGACGTTGACGGAAGTAAAGCAACATCTCAGGCGCACCGACCGGCGTGAGGATGACTACATTACGACGCTGATCACGGCAGCGCGGGAATACTGCGAGACAATCACGCGGCGGGCGTTCATCACGCAGACGATTGATCTGGTGATGGATCAATTCCCGTTCAGTGATGGGCTGAGTTACTCAGACGAAACCAGCATAGACCGCGGTTCGCAGATTGTTTTGCCCAAGCCTCCGATGCAATCGATCACGTCAATCAAATACCTGGACACCTCCGGGACCCTGCAGACGCTGACGTCCAGCGCCTACAACGCCGACACCTACAGCGAGCCAGGGCGAATTTACTTGAGCCAGTCTTATCAGTGGCCATCGACGCAAGACATCGAAAACGCCGTGACGATCAAATACGTAGCGGGCTATGGACTCACGGCGGCGACGGTTCCAACCGCGTTGCGGCACGCCATCAAATTGGTCGTGGCGCATTGGTTTCTCAATCGGGAATCCATTCTTGTCGGCGTAACAAGCCACGAGCTCGAGCGCACGCTGAAAAGCCTGCTTTGGCAATACCGCGATTATAGGGTGGGATACTGATGGCAAAGCTGAGAAGAGGGCAATATAAAACGTTCATTGAAATCGAGCGCCTTGACGAGACCGAGAGCGACACTCAGGGCGGAGTTGTGCCGCAATGGGAAACCGTTGAAACACGCTGGGCAAACGTTGTTCCGATGACGAACCGAGAACTTTACGAGGCACAGCAAGTTGAGGTTGAGATCTCCCACAAAGTGACGTTTGATTATTGTCCTGGCCTTTTGGTGACGGACCGCATTCATTGGGTGGACGTGGACAACCAGGACCGCTACGCCTACATCAGTTCGTTTTACGACGAAGATGAAAGCGGTGTGACTCATGTTTGTCGATGCATCGAGAGGGCGGACTGATGGCGATTATCCTGAACGTGCAATTATTGGGTGCCGATGCGCTCATAAAGCAGTTCAATGCGTTGCCTGAGAAGATGCAAAAAAAGGTTTTTCGTCCGGCCGTGCGCGCGGCAACCAAGCAGGTCATGCAGGACGCAAAAAAGAATGCGCCGAAGCGAACCGGGGCCATGAGGCGCGGGCTGTTCATAAAGCCATTCAAGCGTAAACGAAAGGGCGGATCCATCGGCTTGATGATCCTTACGCCAACAAGAGACGCCCTGAACATCAAGGCTGATGCGAAGTGGTATTACCCATCGCTTGTGGAATTAGGGCACAAAAAAAGAGGGGGCCGGGGTAGAGTTGCGGGGCGTCCATTCCTGCGTGACGCGATCAAAAATAATCGCGTAGCGGCGCTGGACACGTTGCGGCGGGTAATGAAAACGCGAATGGAGATGATGCGGTGGCCGAGTCGCTGAACGAAAACCTGACAGCATACCTACGGGAACACCGGTTGATTGCCGAGCTTGTGACCGCTCCAGGCGTTTGGGTTATTGGTGCGCCGCATTCCCAAGCGTTGCCTTACATCGTTTACCAGCGCAACGACGGCAAACCTGCGGCGCATCTGGGCGGCGTCAGCGATGCGGTTCAGGCAAACGTGAGTTTTTCATGCTACGCCGACGCGCCTGAGGGGGCCGCTGATTTGGCCGATGCGTTGGTGCTGGCATTGGCAGGCTTCCGGGGGTTCATGGACGACATTCATGTTCGTGGTTGTTTTTTGCAAACAGAGTCGCAAAACTACATCGCTCCGACTGACGGGAGCGATCAAGGAGTTTTTGTTGAGGGCCGGGATTTCTTGATTTGGTTTTTACGGACTGCGCCGACATCGGTGGATCAACCGATGCGGATTGCATAACAGGAGGGTAGCATCATGCCGGGCGGAGCTGCTGACATCGGAACGGGTGCAACGATCACGTTCTCTTCAACGTTTTTTGCGCAAATCACGAACATTTCTTGGAGTGGAATTTCTCGACCTGCAATCGATGCAAGCCATATGGGAATCGCTGCGGCCGGCGCAGGCAAGTTCGGAAACAAGCTGTTTCTTGCTGGCGACCTGGTCGATCCTGGTGAGCTGTCGGTTGATATGCATTTCAACCCGATCACGGATCCGCCGATCGCAAGCGCCGCTGAATCAACAACCGTAACGTTTCCGAAGTTTGGAAGCGATTCGACCAGCACGTCATACGCTGGATCGGGATTCCTGACGCAGTGGGAATTCACGGTGCCGATGGAGGAATTGATGACCGCAAGCGCGACCATCAAATTTTCCGGCAACATCTCGATTACGGACGCGACCTAATCCGGTTGTGGGGATTTGTGGAGTCCGGCGCTTCGACGCCCTTCCACCCCACGGGGAGCCAGGAGCCTAAATCCTGGGGACTCCACGCAATAAAACGAGGTGACAAATGAGCGTGCGATGCAAGTATAACCTTTATTTGCTGGCCGAGGAAACGATCAGCCTCTCTGAGGATCTGATTTCAAATCCTACGGTCACGCATCAAATTGCCTCAAGCCACGGGACCTACAGCGCCTCGTCAACCATTCCCGTATCGCAGGCATGGAGCGATACGCGCACGCTGACGGCCGGCGCTGACGCGCTGGACCTGACGGCGCTGGTTCAGGCGGCGCGCGCGAACATCAATTTCAACACGCTGAAAGTGCAGGCTGTAAAGATCAAGGCATCGGCGAATAACAGCGCCGTGGTCGTCTTTGCGCCTGCGGGAGTGAATGGATACAACCTGTTCGGGAATGCGGACGGAACGATTGCACTACCGCCTGGGGCCGAAGCGCTGATGCTTTTCAAGGAAGGGTTGGCAGACGTTTCGGCTACCGTAAAAGCGGTGGCGATCACGTCGGTGGATACGGACGCATCGTATTCGATTGTTTTGGTTGCTGGGTAAAGGAGATTTTGACGTGGGGAAAGCACTAACGCGTGAACAGATTCTTGGCGCAAGGGACGTGACGGTCAAAACAGTGGACGTGCCGGAGTGGGGCGGCCCCGTCAATGTTCGCGTCATGTCTGGTGCGCGGCGTGGTTACATCGAAAGCCGGGTGCTGAAGGGTGACATGCAGCAAGGCGATATGCGCATCATCGTTTGCGCGAGCACGATTTGCGACGATGAGGGCTTCGCGATTTTTACGAACGACGACATCGAGCTGCTTGGGGAAAAGTCGTCAATCGCTTTGGATCGTGTTTTTGCTGCGGCGCTTGAGCTGAACGGAATGCAATCAGGGGCCGTAGAAGAGGCTAAAAAAAACTGACGGATGACCCGTCCAGGCTGTATTGGTTTCGGCTTGCGAAGGAACTGGGCATGTCAGTCAGGCGGGCGCAGGAAGAGGTTGACGCCAGTGAGTTCACCGAATGGGTCGCGTACTATGAACTTGAGCCTTTCGGCGAGCTTCGTGCTGATGTGCGGCAGGCGCATACAAGCGCCATCCTTGCAAGCGTTCATCGCCGGAAGGGATCTCGACAGCCTAGAATCGCTGACTTTATTTTCGATGGAAAGCCGGTTGTTCAACAATCGATTGACGACATGCACAACCTGTTTAAACAATTCGTTCACGCACATAACGCCGCAATCGAAGCACGACAACGACGAGTTGGAGGCGTAACCAATGGCTAATATCGGCTCGCTCAATGTCTCGGTTTACGCCAAGACCGATCAGTTCAATCGCAAAATGTCACAGAGCGCAAAGATGATGCAGCAGTTTTCTGCAACGGTGAAGGCGGCGGCGGTTGCTGCGGCCGGCGCGTTTGTTGCATTTTCTGCTGGGCGTGGGCTGAAAGATGCAATGGAATCGATTGATAAAACGGCAAAGTCTGCGGATAAATTGGGCGTTACAACAGAAGCGTTGACAGGATTGCAGTATGCTGGAAACCTTGCGGGCATTGGCATCGAGGAGATGGACAAGAAGCTGGTGAAGCTGACGCAAACCTCGCAGGAGGCCGCGATGGGAAGCGGCGAGGCTCAGGGCGCTTTCAAACTGCTGGGCCTGGACGCGCAACGATTGGCAAGGATGTCTCCGGATCAGCGCCTTTTGGCTGTCGCCGACGCCATGAAAGCAGTCAGCAACCAGGGCGATAAGATTTTGCTGTCTCAAAAAATCTTTGGCAAAGAAGGCGCAACGCTGATTCCACTTATTCAGCAAGGCAGTGAGGCGATCAAGGCGCAGCAAGTTGAGGCCGAAAAGCTGGGCATCACATATAGCAGGTTTGATGCGGCTAAAGTTGAGATGGCAAACGACGCAATGACCAGGCTTGGCGGGGTTGGAAAGGGCATCTTCAATCTGCTTGCGATCGATCTTGCGCCTACGATCACGGCGTTGATTGAGAAGTTCATTACCTGGGCGACCGAAGGCAACAATCTGAAGGACACCTTCACGGCGATCGGATCCGTAACAGGGCCGCTCTTGAAAGGCATGTTGGGCGCGCTGGACTTCATTTTGTCGGGCTGGATGCGGTTGAAACAGATCATTGCGGGCATCCAGGCGGCGCTAATGGATCTGATTGACACGATTGCAAGGATCGATTTTAAAAAACTGGCGAGCTTCAAAAACTGGCGCCAATGGATTGCCGGCGATCCGAACGCTGGCTTTATGGCTCCACGTGACACCGACATGTCAAAACAGGCGGATATGCTTTTCAAGGAAGCCGGACGACAGGGGGACCTCGCAAACGAATACGTCCAGCGATTCATGAAAGGGACCAGCGGGACGGAGCTGGATTATTCAATCGAAAACATGACGGCCAAGCTGGCGGCTGGAATGAAGGTCGCAGGTGACGAAAGCGGCAAGGGATTTACAAGCGCGATGGGCAATGCAATCGACAACACGAAGTCCATTTTAGACGCGCTGAGAAGCAAGGCTAAGTCAATTTTCGAGGCAACGCGAACGCCGCTTGAGAAAATGAACGCGCAGGTCCTGGACATCAGCGATTCGTTTTTCAATGGCTTGATTGATCAGGACACCATGAAAAGGGCTGCGCTTGCGGCGGGCGAGGCCTTCAAGCAGACACAAGAATCGCTCATGAAGACCGACACCAAGGCGATGCAGAAGAGCGAATATGGGCGCGTGATTGACAGATCGCTGATGGCGCTGGGGGGCCCTGACCTGGGCGTCAAGACGGACACGACAGACGAAAAACAACTGGTCGAACAGAAAAAAACAAACGACATTCTGCAAAAACTCTATGCACAGTTCGGACTGAGTGAAACGGCGGTGGCGATCTAATGGCAACGATCACGGACATCATCGACGGCGCAAGTTTGAGCGTGGACCGGCAGGGCATCACGACGACGCGGGTTTTCATCGTCGAGGGCCTGACGGGGAGCGAGCACAGCAGGTTGCAGTCAGCCCTGACGGCCGACGGCATACCTTCACGCGGTGACGCCCATCCATCGAGTACGGCCTACCGCGTGGACTCGTTACGCGTCGATCCGATTGACGATTCACCAAGCAAGGCTCGCGTCACGGTCACCTACAAACCATGGCTCCCACGGCGTTTCGTGCCTGACGACACGCAGGATTGTGATGTGCAGATCGGCGCAAGCTTGCAGGAGGTCGAAAGCGTATACGATTACAACGGCGATCCGATAATCGTGACGCACAACGAAATCGATCAGCGCGGCAAGGTCACGAAAAGCGTGGTGATTCTGACGTTGCAACTGACCAGGCGTGAGACCAGCAACCCGCGGGCTAAGGCGCAGACTTACACGGGCAAGGTCAATTATGGGACATGGTTAAACGATCCGCCTCACAGCTGGCTTTGCAAGTCGATCAGCGGCCATTCAGACGATGGCGGAGACAGCTACATGGTGACCTACGAATTCCAGCGGCAGCTTCCGGATTGGGATGTCGAGGTTGCCTGGGTGGATCCTGCAACTGGCGAGCATCCGGTGGACCTGGTCGAGAACGTGGGCATTAAATGGGTGCAGGTTTACAGTTCGATAGACTTCTCGGGGTTGAACCTTGGAAATTTCTGATAAGTCTCCAATCAATCTGAAGCCCTGGAGGTCTGGGCAACCCATTGAGGCCGCACACCTCGACGAGGTTCGGGACGCCGTACAGCGCATCATTGGCGGAACGCCACCGGGAAGGCAAGTTCTGGCAAGCGCGCGATCCGCAAGCGTGACGCCGATACAGATGCAAATCATCGTTGTGCCAACTACGACTACAGATTATTTGTGGTGCATGCGGTGGGATGGGACGAATCAGATCGGCGAGGCCGTGCGGGTAGCGGTGCCGTATTTGTTGCGCTCAACTCCATTCGACGGAGAAACACGCAACCTAATCACCTACGTATACGATTTTACTGCAGACCCGATAGAGCGCACGGCAACAAACGCGAGCACATCCGAAACTGAGGATCAGGTTATCGTGCCGTCGTTTCAGTATGGAGATACGATCTACGCTTTCGGGTCTGTTGATGGAGGGACTGGCGTCTTGGCGGATCTCGGCGACGGGAACTTGGAGGACGTGACGTATCTCATGCTTTCGGATGGCAGGGCGTGGAGTCAAAAATCATGACCACGACTCTTGATAGTTTCGGCTCGACTTCATTGGATGCGTTCTATCAGTCGCCGCTGGACGCGAGAGGGCAAGGGATTATCTATTTCGTTCCTGCATATAAGTTGGCAAGCATAAGGGCAGCGACGCCAGACGCGACTGAGTATTATCCTTTTGGCACTGGTTGGAACCTGGTGTGTACTGATGGCGGCACGCGTGATGTTGTAAAAGTTATTATACAGCCAGAAGGTGCGCCTATAAAAGCTCCTGCAAGCGGAGGGCGTTGGGTCACATTTGATTTAAAGTACATGGGACCTAATTTTATAGTTGGCACGCACTGGTTTAGTTACGCATCAAAAAGTATTGAATATACTGTAGAGGCGGCATTAATTACATCATCTTTTAACATTGCGACCGTGACATGGAATACATCACGCACGACAACCAGCTGGTATACGATGGCAAGCGGCAAGGGCGCATCAATGAAACTAACAGATATAAATCTCCGACTGAGAGGAGAAGAAAGAGGGCATGTGACATTCTACCAGGATACCTATGATATCTATGGCATTGAATTGGGTGTATCCGGAAGCGCGACGGCATCCGAAAGTAAAGACTATTTTCAAGGAGTATATAATATCAACAATGCGATTGGCTCTTTGCTTGCGAATTGCCCGGATGGTTTTACTTGTTACGAGGGCTTTTAATATGCCATCACGTACATACCGCACGAGCGTGATTGATGTCCGACAGTTTGCGATTGTTGACAGTTCAGCGCCAACGACAAATTTTTATTATGCCAATGGATTACCTATAGTTTCGCCAGTAATCGCATTGCAGGTTGAAACGGGCGTGGAGCGTCGCTTATTTGCCAAGTTCGCGCCGTTTAGTTATTTGGAAGACTCCACAAGCGAGGAAGGCATTGTATTCATTGGGGACCAAGTTGACAATGCTTTGCATGCAAAAGATAGCGCTGGTTATTCAATCAAGGCATATGTAGAAATGAAATGCATTTCTGAAGATTTCGACATAGAATCGTTGACATGGAATAATCAAAGCGTGACATTCGGAAGCACGGAGGGGACGACATATAGTGGGACAACGTGGCGCAACGCTTTTATTGGCGTATCTGGTGTACCCGGATCAATAGAGCTGGGATCGGATTCGGCAGGAGCTACATGGGCAATGAGTTTTGCGCTAAGGCAGCCACATCCAGAAACAAGAGAAACGTTATATGGATACAGACTGCGTTTATGGTTTGAGGTTGATGGTGTATCAGACGCCGTTCCGGATGATAAGGGTAGAATCATCCTAGGAAATGCCGATTCATATACCGATGGGCACGTGCAAAAAAAATCATTCATTCATCATAGGAAATGGACTTACATACCTTAGAAAGGACTCAGCATGGCAACACGACAATGGCAACCGAAGGCGAAGGCTGTGGCGCAGGTTACGACGGTGACCGTGGGCGGCACGCTTTCGAGTGAGACGTTCACGATCAGCGTCAACGGCGTGGTGATTGCAACGCATACGGATTCGACGACTGTGATTGCGGCAACCATTGCGGGCCTTGTTGCCACGTGGAATGCGAGCACGCATGCCTACGCCACCGGCATCACGGCAGCAGCGGCATCGCCAAACCTGACGCTGACGGGCGACACGGCAGAGGTGCCGTTTACGATCGCACTGAACACGCCTGGCGGCAGCGCTACGTTCACGCAGACGGCCACGACCGCGCCCACGGGGCCGAACACCTGGGATAACGCCGATAACTGGAGCGGCGACACGGTTCCCGCAACCAACGACACGGTGGTCATTCGCGACACGGCCGGAAATATCGCGTGGGGGCTCGGGCAAAGCGCGGTCACGCTGACGAAGCTCGTGATCGACAAAAGCTACACCGGCAAGATCGGATTGAATTCTCAGGCGTTCGCCACGACGGCTGACGGCGCGACGACAACGACAGCAGCGCCGGAATATCGGTCGGCATACCTGGCGATCAGCGCGACGACCGTGGCCATTGGCGAGAATCAAAGCCAGTCTTCACCGGCAGGATCTCAGCGGATCATGCTGGACCTGGGCAGCAACCAGGCAACGGTGACGATCTACGGGACCGCTTCGACATCTTCCGAGACTGGCCGGCCGGCCATCCGTTTGAAAAATGTCCATGTGTCCAGCGCTCTGTATGTGAGATCCGCGGCCGGTGGCGTCGGCGTGGCGATCGATCAGCCGGGCGAGGTCTCGACTCTGGCGCTGATTTCGATCTCCGATGAGAGCACGAGCAGTCGCGTCTACACCTCGTCGGGCGTGACGCTGACGACCTGGACGCAGTACGGCGGCAACAACGTCGTTGACCTTGCGGCGACGCTGACGACGCATACGGTGCGCGGCGGAACGTGCCGCACGGAGGGCGATTACACGATCACGACCGCGGACTACAGCGGCGGGACCGTCTACAGCAACCACATAAAGAGCGCGGGCAACGCCATCACAACGCTGAATATTTCGGGGACCATCGATGCTTTGGGATCCACGGTCGCCAGGACCTGGGCCACGGTCAACGCGGCCGTGGGTGGCGTGATCCGCGCTGACGGGAGCGTGCTGACGATTACTACGCTGGCAGATCCGGCGGCGAAATACTCTGCGACCTTCTCGAACCCATCATAACTATAGGTGGAGCAAGGATTTAAAAAATAGTTGGAATTCTGCAAGAATCTTTCGATTTTTCGATTGACCTATTTCTCATTGCGTATATATATACACAGAGTAGTAACGCAGGGCGTAATAGAAACCATAACGAAAGGGAGACGAAAATGGACAACGTAAACAACGCACTCGACAAGATTCTTGGGAAACTTCTGGCGGAGGTGGACGCTGCGCATGAGCGGATCATGTCACTATCGACATCAGAGGAGCTTTGGCGATTTGCAGTGATGGATGGGGAGTGGGCACGCATCGACAGCTGCGTCCACTGGATGGTGGAGCGTGGCATGATCAGCGATTTCAACCGGCGCATGACGCCGGAGATGATCAGATTTGCACTGCAGGGCTAAGTGAGCGCCGGCCAATAGCCGGCAGAAAGGTGGACAAGATGGCGAAGTTGAGAGAACTGAGAAAACACGGGGCCGAGCGGGCGGGTCAGTGGGCGGCCGAGTGGGCCAGCGCCGATGGTCAAGGATTTCGGTGGATGGGAATCGGCGACACCGAGGCCGAGGCGATTGCCGACGCTGAGCGTGAAATCGCCGACCAGGGCCTGGAGCGCGAGGACGGAGACAGTCTGGACGCCGAGATCATCGAGGATGATCAGGAGCACGAGCTGACGATTTCGGTGGGCGTGAGCGTGATTACGGCTAGCTGCAGTTGCGGGTGGATGGAATCGCGACCGTACGCCTATCGCCCGGAGGCGTGGGGCAAATTGGAATCGGCCTGGGAGCGCCACGGCGGCAGCGCGAGCGAGTGGACGCGATGCGTGGAGGTGTCGGATGAAAATGAGGTGTCGAATGCGTAGCATCTCAGATCAAGAGCAGGCGGGCATGGTGATGCTCGTCTGCATGCTGGGAGCCGGGGCCATGGTGGCCATCGGCTTTTTGATACGCGCAATCGGCGCGTGAAAGGGGATTACATGGGCGTTTCAGAGGACAATGACATTGTGCAGTATACGGGCGGCAGCGGTTACGAACTGGCCACGGCGCACGAGATTCGCAGACATGTGAATCTCATTCAGCAGGTGATCAAAAGCGTTTTTAAGCCGGACACGCACTACGGGATCATACCTGGGTGCAAACAAAAGAGCCTCTACAAGGCCGGGGCCGAAAAAATCCTGACGACATTCCGGATCGCCGTGGACCCGGAAATAGAGGACCTGAGCACGCCTGACGAGATCCGCTACCGGCTGCGGGTCAAGGGAATCACGCCGGACGGGCGTTTAGTCGGCGTGGGCGTGGGCGAGTGCTCATCAAATGAAGAAAAGTTTGCGTGGCGGGCAGCGGTTTCGGATGCTGAATTTCAGGCAACCGATGAACTGCGGCGGCGTGTGAAGTATTTCAAGGACGGCCGGACAGTAAATCAGATTCGCACGAACCCGGCGGATGTTGCCAATACGGTGTTGAAAATTGGCAAAAAACGCGGAATGATTGATCTATGCCTTACAGCTACGGGCGCTTCTGACGTGTTTACCCAAGACATTGAGGACATGCCGACCGAGATTGTTGAGTCACTTGAAGCGGCAAAGCCACCGATTTCTCCACCGCAGCGCAAGAGCGCGACGCAGAAGCAGGAATCTCTCGTGGCCGGCGGCGAGGTGGTCGGGCGGGTCGAAAACATCGAGACGAAAAGCGGAAACACGGGCGGCAAAGATTGGGTGTTTTACGCCGTGACCGTGGCCGGGCAAACCTTCGGCACGTTCTCCGATTCAATCGTCAACGAGGCCAACATCGCAAAAATGGAAAACGCTGAAGTGCGATTGACGTGGAAGCCGGGAAAGAAACAGGGGTCCAAAAACATCGAGAAAATCGAACTCGTTGCAGGGGGCGCCGTAGATGAATCATCCGAAAATTTCTGAGCGCGTGGTCATGGACCCGGCGCCAGAACTGACGTTTGACGAGGCTGAACATGCCTATTACCTGGGGGCCGTGCGTCTGCCATCAGTGACTCAAGTAATCCGTGATGCGGGCCTGATTGACGACACCTGGTTCACCGAGCACGCCCGCGACCGCGGTTCCCAGGTTCATAAGGCATGTCAGTACCTAAACGATGACGATTTGCATCTGGAGTCACTGGATCAGGAGTTGCTGCCTTACGTGATCGCGTATCAGGCATTCTTGAGGGATACGGGATTTCGAGTTTATCGATCTGAACAGCGGGTCGTATCGCGCCGGAATATGTATGCTGGGACCCTGGATATTTATGGCCTGCTCAGGCGTGGGGTTAGGGCGGTTGTCGATATCAAGACCGGCGCAGTACCGCATTGGGTGGGCGTGCAAATCAGCGCCTACATGATCGCGATGATCGAGATGGGCCTTGGGCGTCCGAATGAGCGCCTTAGCCTGCAGTTGAGGAACGATGGGACGTATCGCCTGCGCGGCATGGCAAGGCCGCACAAGGACGACGTGAGGTTTTTTTTGGAGTTACTCGAACAAAGGAGGCGTGGGGACCATGGATTTTAATTTACCAGACGTGACCAAGATTGAGGAACGCACGACATCACTCGTGACGGCCGCGACGTTTGAGATCACAACCGAGCGCGACGCGCAGATGGCCGGGAGCCTGCTGCAGGCTGACATGGGATTGCAGAAGGAGGTCAGGGCTACGTTTGACCCGCTCGCCGCACAGGCGGATCAGCTACACAAGGCGATCACGGCGGCACGCAAGAAACATCTTCAGCCTCTGGAGGACGTAGCGGATGTGCTGAAGTGCAAGCTGAGCGTGTGGCATGATCAGCAGGAACGCGCCAGACGTGAGGCCGAGGAAAAGCAGCGCCAGGAGGCCATGAGGATCGAAGCTGAGAAACGCAAGGCCGAGATGGCGGCTATCGCCAAAGAGGCAGCGGCGAAGGCCAAAGAGGCAACGTCCAAGCGCGAGGCCGAACGCATCCAGCGCGAAGCCGAAGAGGCGAAGCGCATCATCAAGGATGCTCCCGTGGTCCTTCAGGTGCTCGACATGCCGGAGCCTGAATCCAAAATTAAGGGCGCGACGTTCAGAAAAAAGTGGGCCTATAAAATCGTCACCGAGGCGCTCGTTCCAGATAAATACTGGATTTTGGATGAGGAATTGATCGGCCGCGAAGTCAGGGCCCTTGGTCCGAAAACCGACATTCCTGGGGTTCAGGTGTTCGAGGTGACGCAGGTGGCGAGTCGAAAATAAAAGGAAAAAATATGTCTAATATTACCGAGAGGCTTAAGGGGAAATTACTAATGCATTTTATAAAAAAAGCATGTCTGGCAATAGATGCATTATCCACTCACTCGTTCAATGGTGGAGATTTGATTAACATTACGTACAAAGCAAAGCTCAAAGGCAATATACCAAAAGACGCAATGATCGATGTGGACGATATAGATTGGGGAAACATTGAGACGCGAATGGAGGACGAAATCTACAACGCGCCAGAAGACAACTAAGTCCATGCCAGGTGCGGTTTTGATCGGCATACGCCGACGCCGCTACGTTAAAGGGGCCTGGCATGGACGTAAAAAAATGGCAAGGCACGGCGCGGCGCGGCGGGGCACGGCGGGGCCGGGCAGGGCGAGGAACAGGGCTAGGCCGGGCAGGGCGTGGCGGGGCCTGGCGCGGCGTGGCAAGGCTGGGCAAGGAACAAGGCGTGGCCGGGCGGGGCTTGGCAAGGCAGGGCGAGGAACAAGGCAAGGATGTGGCTGGCGCCGGGGGCGAGCATAATCCCCCCCCCCGGATGCGGACTCCCGACGCCAGCAAATACGAGGAACAAGGCAGGGCTTGGCCAGGCGAGGCCAGGCGTGGCAGGGCATGGAACGAGGCCCGGCGTGGCGGGGCGTGGCTGGGCTCGGCGTGGCGAGGCGAGGAACAAGGCAAGGAAAAACGTGCATCGTTTTAGCGAGCCGTGGGGCAAGCGCGATGCACGAACAGGGCAAGCAGAAGAAAGGACGTGGGGAACATGGATCGATACGAGGTTACTTTGACGGGCTTGACGCCGCTGATCATGCACGCGGATAATTTGGCATTCAGCGAGAAGGTGAAAGCGTGGCAGAAGGACCCGCAAAACAAGGAGCTGTCCACCGCAGGCGACGACCGAGCGCCTGCTTGGGTGTGGATGGGCTATCTGTATCACGACACCAAGGTTATCGGCCTGCCGGCTGACAACCTGATGACGATGCTTCGTGAGGGTGGGGCGAAGGTCATTAACAAGGGCAAAGAGACCTACAAAAAACAGACGCAAGCCGGGATCGTGATCGACTCGCAACTGTGGCCGCTTGAGATCCCAAAAGAGGTCGGTGTGAAGCAGTTCAATAACCTGTTCAAGTCGAACGATTTCATGGAACATCTTACGGCTGCGGAGAGCGCAGGTTTTGAATTGTTGGTCAAGCGGGCCAAGATCGGGGCGGCAAAGCATGTGCGGGTGCGGCCTCTGTTTCGCCAGTGGGGCGCGACGGGGACCCTAACCGTGATCGATGCGGAGCTGTCTGGAATCACCAAGCCCGTGCTGCAGAAAATAATGGATGTTGCCGGGTCGCTGTGCGGCCTGGGCGACTGGAGGCCTTCGAGTCCGAAATCATCTGGGACCTTCGGGCGGTTCAGCGCAACGCTGAAAAAGATTTAAGGCGAGGAACGTGGCTCGGCAGGGCATGGCAAGGCACGGCGCGGCGCGGCGGGGCTTGGCGTGGCATGGCGGGGCGAGGAACAAGGCGAGGCTCGGCCAGGCTTGGCAGGGCTGGGCCGGGCTGGGCGAGGCGAGGAACAAGGCGAGGAGCTGCCTGGGTGGGCCAGGCAGCATAAAGGAAAGGGATTGACATGGGTACTGTGAAGGGTGTTTTTTTCGGTGGGGTTCCAACGGACATTGACCTGCGTTTGCTGCGCGAGGCATTTCCTCCGGCAGAATTGACGGTGGGCAGACTGCTATCGTATCCGTCTGTGGCCAGGGCGATCAAAAGCGAGGTCGGATCGTGCAGATACAAGACGGTCACAAACCGGTGGCGGAAGGTGTTGGAGGCCGAACACGGGCTGATAGTCGGGACGAAGGCCGGCGAGGGGTTCATCGTGCTGGACGACCACGAGAAACTGGACCTATCGAGTTCGAAAATCAGATCGTCACGGCGTGCTGCCAGGCGCTCTCTGCAGGTGGCCGCAAAGATCGACCGGAAGGCGCTGACAGAGCCAGAACAGCGCGAGCACGACCTGAACACTCTGCGTGCTGCGGCCATCACGGCCACGGCGCAGATTCGCAAGGCGTTGGACATGCCAAGTCTTGGGTAACGAGGAACACGGCAAGGCACGGCCGGGCAGGGCTGGGCGGGGCGCGGCGTGGCGCGGCAAGGCGGGGCAAGGAACACGGCGCGGCGAGGCTGGGCCCGGCCCGGCGCGGCGCGGCGAGGCATGGAACCGGGCGCGGCACGGCGGGGCATGGAACAGGCGCGGCACGGCGGGGCATGGCAGGGCATGGCGTGGCAAGGCAAGGCGAGGAACATGGCTTGGCGGGGCTTGGCGAGGCGTGGCGCGGCGGGGCGTGGCCTGGCGGGGCCAGGCAAGGAACAGGGCATGGCCGGGCACGGCCGGGCCTGGCGCGGCGAGGAACAGGGCGGGGCAGGGCAAGGCCGGGCACGGCTGGGCAAGGAACAGGGCGCGGTGAGGCAAGGCGTGGCTAGGCTTGGCTGGGCACGGCGGGGCCGGGCATGGAACAAGGCAAGGAGTAAATCTCATGGCAAGGGCGATTTACAGGCACAACGTAATGAATAAAACCGAAGCGCGGTATGCGATGAAACTGCGGGCGTTCGTGTCTTCGGGACTGGTGAAAGAGTTTGCATATGACTTCATGGTGATCAACGTGGACGACGTTGTCGAGTTCCACGAGGTCAAGGGATTCTGGCGCGATGACGCCAGGGTCAAGATCAAGGCGGCGGCTGATAAATTTCCATTCCGTTTCATCGCCGCGCAGGAGGTTGGCGGGAAGTGGAAATACGAGGAGATCAAAGGTAAACAGGGGGACAGCATTGTAGGGGGTCAAAAATGAGACGGCGAAAGCGGGTCTCGGTCGAAGATGATTTTGCAGTGTGGTTGCGTGAGTTCCGGCTGAAGCATGAGCGAACGCAGCAAGAGGTTGCGGAGGTTCTTGGGATCAGCGTTCCACGGATCAGCGAATGGGAACGTAGGGTGCGGACGCCGAAGCGTCTGACCATTGAAGGCATCAAGGCGAGGTTGAAAGAATGAAGAAGGCATTTGAGAACAGATTCTTTTTTCGATGTCACGCCTGCGGCATCGCACCGACAAGCCAAGGGCAGATCGCAGGTGCGAGAAGTGCGGCAAAACGATCTGGGAAGCCATAATCGCAGACGAAAGGGATAAGGCAGATGGACCGAAGCCAAGAAAACGGACTCGATAAATATCGCAATCAGCCATGCTTTATATGCGGAGCGAAGCCCAAGGGCATGCGCCGCGAATCGATCCTGGAGCGCTATGCGATAGTGGGCAACGCGCGCAAAGCGATTTTCAGACCTGGGCGTTGGGTTACGTTTTGCGATCGCCATCATCCGCGTAACTGGCGTCGATCCATGGGGATTTCGTTCAATTTTTGGGTCCAGGCGTTCGCCCAAGAATACGGCAAAACATTGAGCGAGAAAGTTGCCCAAGAAAACTGGCTTGAGATGTACAATGCAAACCTCTCGGCGCATGAGGCGCTGATTAGAATCCTGTAAGAGGGCGTTGCATCATGGTCGATTTTGTGAAACTGCTTGGAGAAAGCGGGAGCTTCACGGTGTCACTGGTCGGGATTTTGATTTACTGGCAACTAATGCGAGAAAGGAGGCTGAGCGACAGACTGGATAAGGTGCAGGACGATCACGCGACGATCATGCGGGAATTGGTGCAGCGCAATAATTCGGCGCTGAAGGATGTGGCGGTTGCGCTGGAGAATTTGACAAAAAATTGCGAAAAAGAAAGGGTGAAACGAGAATGACACGTAAACAATTGTTTGCCTTGCCGCTCATTGTCGCGTTGGTCTTGGCGCTGACTGGGTGCGGCGAGAGCATGCAGGCGGCCAGGGCCATCGGCGCCATCGAGGCGTCGAGCATTAACTATGACCAGAACAGGGATCGGATCGACGAGGCCTTCATCCAGTTCTACCGGGCAAAGATGATCGCCGAAGCCGACGCCCTGGCCGATGCTGCGGTGAAAGCCGAGACGAAGCTTGTCGATGGCGTGCCGATGGCAAATCCGAACAACCTTGCCTTGATCTATGCCAAAAAGCTCGATGACTACAAGACCATTGAAGGCCGGATCATCGAGATGCGGACGAAGATCATTGCTGCAAAACAGGATCATGTGAACATCATCAAGTACAGCGATGCGATGAAGCAATATTTCAATGCCTCGACATCGAGCGCTGACCTGCTCAATAAAAACACCGAGCAGGTGCTGCAAATGTTGGAACAGTTCATGGTAAAGAAAGGCGGTGTCAAATGAGCGGATTCAGCATAGAGCATGTCAAGGCAAGGTTGATTGAGCTTGGATATCAGGGCGAACCGACGCCTGAGATTCTGAGGCAGTGCGGGTGGATTCCTGACGATCCGCTGGCGAACGTGGACCTGTCGGGGCCGATCAGGACGAAAGAGCAGTTGTTGGACGACCTTGCACTGCTCAAGGCCGAGATGGAGGCAAACAGTACGCCGCAACAAATCATCGACGGCGTGTTGAAGGTTGCCGGGACCGTTTTAAAATTCATTTAGGAGCGAGAAAATGCGTTGGAAATACGTTGTTTTTGCTTTGTTGATTGGTCTGGTTATGCTGACTGCGACTGGTTGTCTGAGGAATGATTTGGGCAACCTGCACAATTTCTAGCGGCTTGCGTGCCGTGGTTCGGGTTGCTTCCCGTGACCTGGGCCATGGCACGATCTAAACACCACGTGGGGTGATAAAATGATCTGTCCTAATCCGAATTGCGGATACCGTGGCGAACCCAAGCGGGTCGCCCGTGGTAGCTGCCTCGTTGGCCTTGCTCTATGTTTCTTCTTTCTTTTGCCTGGCATCCTTTACCTGATGTTTCGTGGCGGATATCGATACTATTGCCCAAACTGCGGCATGCAAATATCTGGAGATTTGTAGCATGACACGACGCCAGATTTTTGACCGTACGATTGATGTACCATTGCCAGATGGACCGCGCGAGGACGTGGGCTTCAGCGTGCGGGCGTGTCAGCACTGTGGGTTGTCTGCGAGGCATGTCAGAACAATGAACGGGTGGCGTTGCATGATGTGCGGGCGATTTACAGAAGAAAAGACGAAAGGCGGTGCGTGATGCCAAAGACGATATACATGACAGGGCCTAGGATAAGCGCCACAACAGCCTGTTCGCGGTACAGCAGCTGCATTGACATCTCCTGGACGCCATCATCCGGACGATTAAACATCGGCGGATGGTATGACTCATGCGTCGGGATTGAGAGCACGTCCATGACGCTGGCAGAGTTTTTCTCCAGGCTGGGGATTACGGAGAAAGACGCGAAGAAGGCGTTCAAGAGCGTGGAGGGTTCGGACTTGGGTTGTCCTCACTATCGCTCGAATGGTTGTAAGGGTTCGTGGAGATGCGGGTTGCGTCTTCATGATGGATATATTGTTGCGTGCGACCCAGCCAAGGTGTCAGGGTGCCCGTATGGGCCGAACAACGCGGGCGTAAAAGGCGAGTTCTACCCATGCAAGCCTGACATCTTCGCGGCGACATATAAGCCTGCGGATGATATTGCTACCAACGCGCTATCCATCGCGAATGGGGCCGAGGGAATGAAATGGCAATCGAGTGTATGTTGCGGCGAGAGCGTGCATTGGGACGCTGATGGGCTGGCGTGGTGCGGCAAATGCAAGAAAGCTCGATCAACGCATTGCATTGTCGACGTAGATGAACTGAAGCGATGCTTTCAGTATTTCATGGCTATTAATATGGCCGATCTCGACGAAATCATTTGGATCCGAGATGGTAAACGATTGCGACCCGATCGGGCTACGCTGGAAAAGTTCGCGTTTACGGGGCTGAGTAATAAAGACTTTCCCGAGTATGCTGGCTGGCTGGACGATCCGAGCAAGGAGGTCGAGGGATGAAGAATCAAACGAGAAACGACATGCCATATGGCGCGTGCCCGCACTGCGGCCACAAATGGCAGATGGATGACTGGTACGAACTACGTGGTGGGGATGCGATTTACTGCCCGAAATGCTCAAATGAGATCCACATAACAGATCGGGAAGATACCTGCATGATGATTTTTGCCAAGCCAAAGGAGGTTGAGGGATGACTGCAATAGGCAATGCTTTCGCGAAGTGGTCTCGGTGCATCTATAAAGGCGCAATTGCCTGCGCCAAGTGTCCGCTGTCGAAAGCGGACCCCGACGAGGGGTGCGACATGGCGGCGGGGCGCACACGGAGTCAGGAGGCGTTCGCGGCGGGATGGAAGCAGAGCGATCTTGCCTATGTGCCGTTGCCCGATGCGCCGCGTGAAATGGAGCTCGTATGCAATAAATGCGGTCAGATTGCGGTTGAGTTTGGCATTGCAGGCGAGTGTGGTCGGATTGAGTTGGGCGAGAGGTGCCGGTGTGGCGGAGTGTACCTGCACAAAACGAAAGGTGGTGCGTGATGGACACGCGGACCGGTGAAATCCTTACAGAAGCAGAGGCAAAGTTGCGTGCTGGTCGCTCAAGGCAAAGGAGGTCGAGGATGGACAAAGAACTTAGGCGATTGCTGATGGAATTAACGAAAGAAGAGAAAGGAGGTCGAGGGATGAATTACGAGGCGTTTTTGGAAGCGAAAACCCACGTCGGCGCAGAGCACGGATTTGACCCGCTATGGATGCCGGATAGCCTGTTTCCATTCCAGGTGGCGCTGGTGGAGTGGGCCTGCAGGAAAGGCCGCGCGGCGATTTTTGCAGACTGTGGACTTGGCAAGACGCCGATGCAGCTTGTATGGGCGGAGAATGTGGCGAGGAAGACCGACGGGCGCGTGCTGATCCTGACTCCTCTGGCGGTAGCATTTCAGACCGTGCGTGAGGGAGAGAAGTTCGGCATTGAGGTGGTGCATCGGCGTGAAGGACTGCAAGATGGTGATAGGATCGTAGTCGCCAACTATGAGCGACTGCATTATTTCAATGCTGAAGATTTTCAGGGCGTGGTGTGCGACGAAAGCGGCATCCTGAAAAATTTCAATGGATCGACACGTAGGGCAATAACGGACTTCATGCGGAAGCGCCCATATCGACTGCTTTGCACGGCAACGGCAGCGCCGAATGACTACATGGAACTGGGGACAAGTAGCGAGGCTCTTGGAGTCATGGAGCGCAAGCACATGCTGGCGCAATTCTTCACGCACGACGGAGGCGATACGGCTAAATGGAGAATTAAGGGCCATGCCCGTGAGCATCTATTTTGGAGATGGATTTGCTCTTGGGCCAGGGCGATGCGAAATCCTTCGGATTTGGGATTTATAGATACCGCATTCAACCTGCCATCATTGCATACAAGGCAGCATCTCGTGAAGGCATCGCAACCACTTGATGGATACTTGTTTGACATGCCTGCTGTTGGGCTGGACGAGCAAAGGGCAGACCTAAGGCGAACGATGGATGAGCGCTGCGGGATGGTAGTGGATTTATGCAACGCCCACAATAATCCATCGGTATGTTGGACAAATTTAAACGCTGAGGCGGATGCTATTGCAAAGGCGACGCGTGGGGCTGTAAATGTACAGGGGTCAGATAGTGATGAGGCGAAGGAAAATGCATTTGCGGCTTTTGCCAAGGGTGAAATTCGCGTAATCGTCAGCAAGCCATCGATTGCAGGATTTGGCCTAAACTGGCAACATTGCGCGCATATGACGTTTTTTCCATCACACTCATATGAACAGTATTATCAGTGTGTGCGCCGCTGTTGGAGGTTTGGTCAGCGTCGCGATGTCACTGTTGATATTGTAACGACTGACGGGCAGAGCAACGTACTGTGCAATATGCAGCGCAAGGCCGATGCTGCATCAAAGATGTTTGAACAGATTGTAGCGCTGTTGCGCGAGGAATTACGCATTACAAAAACAGCTGGATACACGAAGAAAGAGGAGGTTCCGTCATGGCTGTGCGAGATCAAGTAATCAAAGAGCGTTATGCTCTCTACAATGGGGATTCGTGCGAAGTGCTGAGAACCATGCCAGATGCGAGCATAGATTTCAGCGTCTTCAGTCCACCATTTGCAGATCTATACTGCTACAGCGACAGTCCGGCAGACCTTGGCAACTGTCGCACATACGATGAATTCTTTCAGCATTTTGGGTTTATCATCAGCGAGATTGCGCGAGTCATAAAGCCAGGAAGGCTATGCGCCGTACACTGCATCGACATTCCAGCGATGAAAGAACGCGATGGATATATCGGACTCAAAGACTTTCCAGGTGATATTATACGGGCGTTTCAATCTTCTGGCATGATTTATCACTCCAGGCACGCGATATGGAAAGACCCGCTGATTGAGGCGACGCGAACGAAGGCGCTTGGGTTAATGCATAAGCAGTTGTGCAAGGATTCGACGGCATGCAGGAGTGGTCTGCCTGATTACCTCTTGGCGTTTCGCGCTCCAGGAGAAAATGCTATTCCAGTTACACATCCGAATGGTCTAACAAAATACTGTGGACGGACGGATCCTGGAGGCGAAGGGATCAAGCGATCGCATAATATTTGGCGCGCCTATGCATCGCCGGTGTGGATGGATATCAGACAAACACATACGCTTGATGCAAGAAAGGCGCGAGATCCTGAAGACGAAAAACATCTTTGCCCGCTCCAACTCGACGTGATCGAGAGGGCCTGCGTGCTGTGGTCAAATCCTGGCGAGGTCGTTTTGACGCCATTCATGGGCGTGGGATCTGAGGTTTACGGGGCCGTGCTGAATGGTCGGCGCGGGATCGGCATCGAACTGAAGCCGTCCTATTACTCGCAGGCGGTAAAAAACCTTGCGGAATGCAAGCCTGAGTTGGACCAGGGGACGCTGTTCGAAACCTTTGACGAAAAGTGAAAAGTGGTTATGGTGTTCCGCTCACGCCGCATCAGCGGCCCGGATTGGAACCCGGTGAAAGGAATAGTCAAATGTGCAACTCGGAAGACTTCAGACAGGAGCCCAGCAAGCCCCAGGCGACTATTCCGCCGTTCCAGGCTTGTATGGTCCTGTCTGGAGGTTTTTAAGATGAAAATCAAGAACTGGAAGAAGTTTCAGCATTTCAAGGATCGTAAACCACCGTGGATTAAACTTTATCGCGACATTCTCGACGATGTTGATATCAACATGATATCAGACCGATGTTTTCGTGTTATCATCATGTTATGGCTTATCGCGAGTGAAGATCCAAGCCGTGAGGGTAATTTGCCAGCGCTTCGCAAGCTCGCATTTCGTTTGCGAATGAGCGAGGCGACATTAGTCGAGATTATTAAAGGACTTACGGAGTTTATTGAGTTTGATGATATCGACTTGATATCAACACGATATCAACATGATACACCAGAGACAGAGACAGAGACAGAGATAGAGACAGAGAATAAACACCACTTGTCCGATTCAATCGGACGTGATGATGTTTCGAAAACATCAACAGATGGTTGCCATGAACAAAAAAAGGCAAAGACACCTCGCCGGCCAAAAAAGGCAATCGTTTACGATCCGGCAATTATTGCCATATACGAGGCCTATCCGAAAAAGGTCGGCAGGGCGGTGGCGTTGGCGTCGATCCAGAGTGCAATTGAACGCGGACATGCTGCTGATGCCATTTTGGAGGCAACCAAGGCCTACGCCGCGTCACCCATGGTGCAAACGACGGAGCTTCAGTTCATCCCCAACCCGTCAACGTTTTTCAACCAGGACCGTTTTTTGGATGATCGGTCAAACTGGAACCAGGTGCGCTCAAACGGAAGCGAACGCCAGGGCGGCGGCATGGTGGCATGTGTGGACGATGGGATCTCGGATGGTTACGAGTCGATGTTTGGATCTGTCAATTTTTGAGAAAGGCGGTGCGTAAAAATGAGTGACGCAAAAGAACTGCAACAATCGAGAACGAAAGGCGGCGCGTGATGGAGTCTATCGGCAGGATCCTACAGGATGCCGTTCCAGGCGTGCAATACGCGGCCGGACATCCACCGTACAAACCGCAGGAGCGTGTTTACATCAACGGCATGACGCGTGCATATCAGCACTACAAGTGTTTTCGGTGTGGCGAATGGCAAGATCAGCGCGCAGACCCTGGAGCTTGCGACAAACATGATCATCAAGTTTGCACTCGATGCCTTGAAGACATCAAAAATGATGAGATCAAATACGTCGGGCAGGGGCCGGTTGAGGCCGAGGTCGATCCGGCGTATGCCTTGGCGGCGCTGACGGATTTTACATCGACGATACGCACGCAGTTGCTTAAATGGCCGCTCAAGTCGGCGTTCATGGGTCTGAAGGGATTGCCTGGGCGCGGAAAGACGCACGCCATCAGCGCCATAGCTCGAGCCATGGCCAAGGAAGGGCGCCTGGTCAAGATCCAAAACGCCATACAACTAAAACAGCGCTGGGCCGGGATTGATATATCGCAGCGTGAGGCCTATTTCGATTTGCTCATCCGCACGCCGTGGCTGGTGATCGACGACATCACGGGCCCAGGGTCGTCTCCAGGGTGGGCTGAGTTGCTCTTGCGGATCGTCGATCAGCGTGTCAATATGTGCCGGCCGATGATTGTCTCCAGCATGGACGACGGCAAAACGGTTTTGCGGTTGTACGGAAACGCGCTGCTGAGTCGAATGAAGTTGTTTGATTGGATCAAATTTGAGGGCAAGGACAGGCGCGAGGATAAACAGCGAAAGGAATCAGATGAAAACGAAACAGGAAAAAGCTGACCGAAGGCCACGGGGAAACGACGAGAAAGGTGGTGCATGATGAGATCGCCGACTGATGCGGAAATAGAACAATTATCGCGGTCTTTACTTATGTTGCCATTTGCAATGCGGCTTATGAGACATAGGACCATTGCGGGACATTTTATGTATGTACATGGATCTCCCGTTATGGATGCAACATTGAGATGGTTGGCTAAGCAAAACGATGATACGTGGGCCGAACTGATAGATGCATGGGGAGGCGAGCAGGTTGCCGGGCTTTTGATGAGAGCGCTTTTGGATAGCCTGCCTCATTACGGGCCGAGTGGAAACGATACGAAAGGCGGTGCGTAACATGTTCGGGGATCGATGCTGGAGATGCGGAATGCGCGATGGTACAGGTCGGCCGATGTTAATAAATGGTGGCCTGGTGGCAATTGCTTGCCCGAGGTGCTTAACTGCTTGGCACGAGTACGGGCATCAGACGTGGGAGTATAAGGCGGTTGTTCAGGCTGAGCGCAGCGCGGATTTGGTGAAGGCTGCGCTGATGGGTAAGATGGAGTTTAGCGAAGTGCAGCCTGGTGATTTTAGTAGTGAAGCAGTGCTGACCGCAAAGCATGCGCTGTTTAAGCTGTCCGTCGAGTTTTTCAAGCCGAATCAGTCCGCGCGCGAAGCCAATTTATACGCTGAGGCAGCGCTTGGGCGTCTTATCCAAGAGTGCCCGGAATGAGCAAGAAAACGACGAAAAAGCAAAAGCGCGGCAAACGCGATTATTGGCTGGATGACGCCGAATACCTCGCCGAGCAGATCGATTCAGTTGCCACGATCATGCAGGCGCTGGCCGGACAGATGCAGTATTACGCAGGGTTCAACATTCACCTTGGCAAACACGCCAAGGAAATGGCCGGAGCCGCGGAGATCGCGAAGGGCTGGGCTGACGAAATACGGACGACTCCGAAAAAAACACGAAGAAGGTAATTGATGCCGATTAAGCCTGAAAATCGAGCGCGTTATCCGGCAGACTGGAAGCTTAGATCTCGATTTGTGCGCTTTTATCGGGCCAAAAATCGCTGTGAATGGTGTGGGTGTGAGAATCACAAGCCGCATCCGGTGACCGGATCTCATGTCGTATTGACCACGGCGCATGTCTACGACGATAGGCCTGAGGCGTGCGCGTTGCTGAATTTAGCAGCCCTTTGCCAGCGATGCCATAACCGACATGACGCTAAAGCGCGAAGCCTCCGAAAAAAAAGTGCAAAAAAACTGAAATCTGATAAACGGGTGTTTCGAAAACGGGAGTCATTCGCATGAGCCAAGAAAAACAACTCAAGATGTTTCCATGGGTTTTGCTGATAATCGTGCTTTTGAACACCTTGTGCCACGCGATTAGCTGAAACCGATGGAAGGCAGGCGTGGGGACGTATGCCAAATAAACCACCAACACATGAGCGACGCCTGGCGCGCACTGGCCGCAGGCACGTGGACGGGCATAGTCAGGACGGCACGACCGACCCTGTTGTGCGCGCTATCCGCAATAGCGCCCGTTACAGGCGCGTCATTGCCATCGCCCGACGGCGGGCGCCACTATGTTGCGATCCGTTTGACTGGCACGCCAAGGACGGCATCACGCAACCGACGCAGCAGATCCACCATATCATCGGCCTTGCGCTGGACGCGGGCCTTGCATACGACCTGAGCAACTGCGTTGGGCTATGCACCAAATGCCATGCTGGCATCGAGCAGCGGGTTCGAACTGGCGAACGGACGGCTTACATGTTTGAGGGAAAGGCTGTGTCCACTGTCATACACAACGTGCAAAACGCGCTATAGCGAGGATCGCGTTAAATCGATAGATCTTATCGCACTTGCGTGAGATCGTGCGCGTAGCGCGTTCTGTGCGTGGGCGCGGGGCCTTTCTGGCGCATCTGTACGTGTTGGTCACGAAACAGATTTCGTTACCAACGTGCATTCGTAATGTGCGCACAGGTGACGCACAATGTGCCGACGAATACTCGTCACCGCAATGTGCAGGGGTATGGGGGTCATTTTCTTAAATTCGATCGATTTGTACAC